CCCTCATCTCAGTTCTAGTTCCCATCTTTCCAGGCTCACTAATACCAAACAATGATGGTGTAGTGATCTGATGACCTGCAAAGATGTTTTGCTGGATCATAGAATCTACCCTGCTAAAATCCTCTTTTGTCAGATCTGATGTGCCTAGATCCTCAACAATAGCCTTTCTGTCTGCACCAGTAACAAAGTTTAAAATGAACTTTTTACCATCAGCCCCAGTGAAACGCTTTTCAAAACGCTTTTCAATGTTTCCTTTTTCCTCATTGCTAGGCTCACCATTTGGTAGTGTGATAAGTTTACTGGCAGAAAACCCTGTCTGAGCATTGCCCAAAACATGCTTTGAAACCTCAATATCACTCAGGATGTAATTCAATGCACCCATGTAGCCAGGCAGTGAATAGGTGTCCATCCCTGGTCTGTATTCTTTAATGTACAGGATCTGTTTGCCCTGTCTTACCTGTGTATTGAATGCAGCTATTTCAATTGGCTTTTCTCTGCTGTCTTTCCAGTCTTGTTTGTACCAAAATGATGTATTGTCTTTGTTTGATCTGATCTTTGTATAATCAATGTGATTGACAGTTGTAAGCATGCCACCCACCTCACTCCAAATCACCTCCAGGTAAGCACCACCAAACACCTCAATGTCAATAGACACCTTTCTAGTCAAATCATTCAGATTCTCATAGTCATTGGCCTTTTTGATGAACATCTCAGCAGCAGGATCAGCCTCTTTGGTAGCCCAGCCATTGCCAGTGATGTAGTTTACTTTGCCTCTTACAATAGCATTGTGCTTTGCACTCTTATTGTACATTTCTAAAAGGTAGCTGGGATAGTCATTGTTGTTTCCAAATTCAATGTAGCCAGCACCTCTTTTTTCCATAAACTCAGGCTGCTTTGCCTCAGCAAAGGTCAGCATGAACATGTTATCTGTTAGTTTCATTCTCTTACTTTAAATGTATTATCTGTGTCATATTCGGTGAATGCAAAATTGCTATTGTCATCCAGCCTCAAAATGCCAGTCTCCAAAAGACTAGTGGCCTGGGCAGGATTTGTATTGTTTGTGCTAGTTTGCTCATAGATGTAGTATGTCCATTCACCTGCCAGCTTATTGTGGATCTCATGCTGGGCATCAATACTGAATTTGTTGTATCTGTCTTTGTGTGTAGATATGTCAGTATTGTTCAACTTCACAAACTTCACCACCTCATTGCTAGTTCTATTGATAAAATAGAATAAGTAATTTGGTGCAGCTAGTGTCTGCTTTTCTTTCAAAGTCAGGATCACACTACTGGTTTGGCCTTTTGTCAGGTATATCATATTGTTAAATAGCTTTTGCCGTATGTTTTACCACAAAAAAAAGCCAGCCCCTGAATAGAGACTGGCCGACTACCTACTATTGAAAACCACGAAAGCCTATGCTGTCAATCCAGCAATGATTCCGCTAGTCACCTCAGGTGCTAGTTCTTTCTCACCACCGCTGAATGTCAATGTGTAGCCATTACGGTCTGCCTGTGCAGTACCTGTTGCAGATGATCCAGCAGAAAGGTCTAGGCCATTTTGTTTGCCTATTAACCAGTATTTGCCGTTTGCATCTTCAACTACAGCCATCAAATTGTTTTTAGCCAATAACAAGATTTCGTTTCTTGTATTTGCTTGCATCTTGTTTAGAACAATTGCTAATTCCTGAGCATAAAACACAGTGCCGTTTTGTACGTTTGCGTTTACGTTTTCAGTTAATGAACTGCTATTCTTAACAAGTGCATATTTATAGAATACTTTGCCTGCTGCCTTAGTGATAGCTGTAACAACACCTGATGCCTCAGCAACAGCTGTCACATCACCTGTGGCTATAAACCACACAGCTTTGATTCCACCAATGGAATCTTTACAGTCTAACACCATGCCCTGCGTTAATGCACATGCCATATTTTTAAAATTTAATTAGTTTTAAAATAGGGCAGGAAACTTAATTCCTGCCCCTTAAAATTTATACAGTGAATTTCACTATTTGCTCTGGAAATGCATACTGCACACCCATTTTGAACTTCGCTACAAATCTAATTTGATCCGCTTCTTCAGCATATTTGATGCTAAATTTCGTTTCTTCGTCTAGTAAATCTGTACCTAAGAACATGTTTGAAAGACGCATTGCATAGATCTTGTTCTGACCATTTAAGCCTTGTACAGCAACAACTTTGATTGATGTACCTGGTAAAACAAACTCACTGTCAGCCTTACCATCAAAGCTGTAGTTGAACATGTTTGCATTCTTTAATGCAATGGTGTAAGTTCTGAACACATCCTGACCACAGAAAATTGTGGTGTCATCTTTAGCAACAATCTCAGCAGGGATTGCTTTGTAAACTGCATCAAATACAGCCACAACATTTGCAGCAGTGATTGCAGTTGCTTGTGTAGCAATGTAAGTAGTTGTGTTTGCATCTACTACTGTATTTGCAGCACCGATCAACTTAACAAAACCATCAAACTTATTTAAGTTACCATTTGCAGATGCAGTATCACCCTGCCAAATAGCAGTTTCTAACTGTGCAGCAATTTTCTCAGCCTTTCTGTTTGAATAAGCATCAGCAAAAGCTAATGAATCATACTGGCTGCCAGCTGGTAAAGCCTTTTGTAAATAAGTTCTTTCAAGATCAATTGGACATAAAGCCTCATTTACTTTGATCTTACCAACAGTCAATTGACGTTGTGTGAAAGATGTTGTGCCACTTGCAGTGAATCCGCAAGATGATCCGTCTAAGAAAAATGCATCAGTGTCCATGATTGCAATCTTTTCAGATGACTTCACTTCTACTAAAACATTGCCTTTTGATTTGATTAAGTCAGCAGTCTTGCTACCTAATACAGATGAAACTACTAAAAGATTCTCATTCTCTTTGGTGTAGTTTGCTAGGGTTGAAACATCAAATGCCATGATATTTGTTTTTTATTTGTTTTAAAATTGATTACTTGTTAATGTTCTTTGCTATCTCTAGGAATCTGTTGATTTTTTCAGCCTTAGATTCAGCATGTTTGTTGAAAGAATTTTTTGCTGGTTGTGTTGGTGCAGCTGATGGTGTGTTGATTAAACCAACAATCACATCAGATAAGTCACTCACAGCCTGAGAAAACTTTGCATCTGATTCAGATACTTTGCTTTCAAATGCAGCCTGGGCAGCTTTCAATGATGATAGTTCTGCCTCTAGTTGTGCAATTCTCAATTCAGCCTCTGATGGCTCTGCTGGTGCAGGCTCAACAACTGGCTCAGATGCTACAGTCACAGCAGTGATGATACCCATGTCATCAACAGTGATCTTTGTGCCATCTACTAATTCATGATCTCCAGCAGGTGCAGGCACTTCTGTCTCAACTTCACTCTCAATGGTGACTTTGCCACCTACCTCAAGTTTGTCAATCATTACCTTACCACCAGCTTTCAAATCATACTCTTTTGATGCCTCTGTAGGCTCAACACTTGGTGCTGGCTCAACAGCTGGATCAGCAGCAGGTGCTAGAACAGGATCGGCAAAATTTGCCCCTGACTGTTCAAACATTGCTTTGATTTTTAATACAGCTTCTAATGGTGTCATAAATACTTTTTACCTAAATAGCAGCCATTGTGACTAGTTACCACATAGAAAAAAGGGATGGCTAAAATGCCACCCCTTTGATATTTATTTTTAGCTTTTTTTAGCTTTCTACCTGGCTCAGAATGTCCTGGATCTGTGACCACATATTTTCAGCCACCTTATTGATGTCCTGCTTTTCAGTGGGTTTCATTTGGAAAAGTCCCTCAACTGAGAATCCTTTTACCTTACCCTCTTTGACCATCTGCCACACCTCAGGGTTGTTCACTTTGAATGATCCAAACCAGCTGCCATCAGGTACATCCTCAAATCCTTTCATGGCCTGGATGCCTCTTTTTTGATCTGTGATCCATGATTCAAACATGGTCAGGCCTTCTAACCTTTGACCACTGTCATGCATCAGATTCACATTTGATTGATAGCCTTTAGTGAAAAACTTTTGTGCAATCTTTTTGATGGTGTCTTTGCTAAAGATCACATAGTATTCACCATTCTCATCATTTCTGTATATAGGTTTGTCAGCCAGCATCAATGCACCAGTGATGATTTGCTCATCCTCATCCTGTATTGCAAATGATTTTCTTTCAATTTGTTTTAGCTTTCTTTCTGCCCAGTCAATCATAGCCTCACCTCCCCAGGCATCCCACATCAATCCACCACATCCCTCTGAATATGGCACATCTTTGTTTTGCTGATGCCTCCTGAAACCACTGATCCTGGCAATAGTGTCCCTGGATATTTTCTCTTTGTTGGCAATTTGGTTTGCCCTGGTCTTTCCAGTTTGCTCACCACAGTCACCCCATCCATTTTCATCAGCCCATTTCAATGCTCTTTTGGCATTGTTCACTGCTGCCTCAGGATAGTCATTCCAGCTGTCCTCTGCAAATGCTAGAAAGTTTTTATCTATGGCAGGCCTGTCCACCAGTGCCACATAGTCCACCTCCATGTCACTTTCTACATCAGGCAATATTTCTAAATTGTATATTGGTAATTTTTTCTCCATACTGTTAAATAGTTTTTTAGCTTAATCTTGCAGCCCTGTTTATTCGTGTGATTCTTTCCTGCTTATTAGTCACATCAGATTCTACCACATAGGCTCTGTTTGTTGCAGATCCCATCTGATTGATGGATTGCTGATCTAGCTGTGTGACAGTGTTCTGAATAGGTGCAGCTGGTGTAATTGGTGCAGCTGTAGAAACACTGGGTGCAGTCACAGATCCACCACCACCGCCGCCACCACCTTTCACCTGGGAAAGAATGTTTTTGGCTTTAGATGCTGCCCCTAATACAGCAGCAATCTGTGTTGCATAGAATATAGGGAAAGCAAGTGCAGCAGCTGGGCCTGTAGCCTTTGCAGATTTCTGTGCAATATCTAAACCCTGAGCAAAGCCCACACCTGTTGAAATGGCAATCTGTGCAAGCCCTGCCACCTTACTGGCAACAGTTCCCTGTTCAAATAGTCCAGCCAATTGTCCTAGCACATCACCAGTGGCTAGTGCAAAATCCCTTTGTGCTTGCTTTTCAGCCTCCTGGTATGCAATCCTCTGATCTGTCAATGACTTCACTTTGTCATTGTACTCTTTCTCAGTGATGATCTTATTGTTGAAAGCCTCCTGCACTGCAACCTGTTCAGCATCCAATGCAGCAAGCCTGGCCTCATATTCAACACCCCTGGCAGTTTGCATTCTGTCCAGGTTGTCTATTTCCCTGGTGTACTTTGCCACCTGGATCTGCTGATCAAAGGAATCAATAGATAAATCTATTTCCTGTTTCTTTTCAGCATAGGCAATCTCTGCATCAACCCTGGCCTGTGTGCCAGCTTTACTATTGTTAATATTGTCCTGTAGTCTCTTTAATTCAATAGCACCTTCCTCATTTGCAATTGCCCTCTTTTCCTCTAGTCTCTTAACCTCATCTTTGATCAGTTCAGCATTGGCCTTTTTCCTGTCCAGCAATAGTTTGTTTTCACTGGCAGCCACTGCCTGATCTAGTGCAATCTTTTCCTTTGTAAGTGCAACAGCATTTGCCAATTGCTCAGATCTTAAACCAGCCACCTGTGCCTCAACTGCTGCCACCTCATTTTGTGCCTCAATCAATGCAGCCTGTAGATCTACATTTGTTTTATTCTGTGCCAGTTCAGCAGCAGCAGCAGCAACCTTTGCCTGTGCTAGTTTTTTCTGTGCCTTTTCCTGTTCATCTAATACCTTAGCCAATTTATTGTTGGCCTCAATTCTTTCATCAATACTCCTAAACTCATCATCTCTGACCTGCCTCAATTGTTCAGCCTGCCTGTCATATTTTTCAACCAACCCAGCTAACTGGGCAGCTGCTATCTTAGCACTGTTTTGCAGGGCAATGGTAGCCTTAGCCTGTTCATAGATTGCACCTACATTGATTTTGGATGCCTTATCTACCACACCACTCACCACACTGACTACAGACTTTGCAGCCTCACCGAAATTGTTGTAAATGTCTTTACCAGCCTGCACTGCATTTTTGCCTGTAGTTGCCAGGCTTTCTTTAGTAGCGTTTATGCTTTTGGTAAGTTCCTGAATGGTTGTCTGATCCTTATCACCCAATGGTGACTTTTCCCAGGCTAGTTGAATCTCACTGATGACTAGCTTAATACCATCAAAAGCTAGTTTCAATGGTGTGATGGCTAGTGTCAGGATGCCACCTAATACCTTACCCAGTGCCTCAAATCCGTTTGTGCTTTTGCCTACCTCAGTGGTAACATTGATAAATATTTCCACTAAGGTGTTTACAATAGTAGCAATGGTATTGAACACAGCAGATACTGCATCAGCTACCTTTTGATTTTTGCTTAATGCCTCCTTAAAAAAGTTGAATGCACCAGCAATCACTGAGATGATTCCCAGTGACTTGATAGCATTGCCTAGACTACCAAATGCACTAGATGCCTGTTTGGCCTCTTTCTCAGATTTTTTGGCACTGTCACCAATGTCCTCAATCTGATTTTTGGTCTGTTTTAGCTTTTTATCGGAATCACCTGTATTGACTACAATGTCTACACCTACTTTTTCATTTGCCATTATTCGTATGTTGTCTCAATTACTTTTAAAAATTCAGCCTTTGTGATGCCAGTGTCCATTGGATTGTAGTCCTGCACACTGTTCAACCTCCACAAAGCCCCATCTATATAGATCAGTCTTGCAAAGTCCAGGCTGTATATGTCTTTTGCTTTCAGGTAGACAAATGCTGATAGTAGTTTGCTGTCCTTATCTGTGATCTCTGCTATGTACTCACTCCAATATCCATTGAATAGATTTGCTGTTGGGTATGGTGTAACCAGTTCAAAGTACAGTTCACCAGGTGTGCCAAAGTTCAAATCTGCCTGTGGTGCATCAGGATCATCAAGATGTCCAGCATATCCGTAAGTAGTTAAATTCTGCAATGTTGCCCCAGCATTCTTAACTGCATAGCTGGTGACACCTGTGATCTTTTTGGCCTGTAAGATCCTGATCACATGCTCAGTCACATCCTCTACCCCATTGTTCAGTTTGAATATTGTGCTGAATACTTTATCCTCACCATTGTAGCCCACCAGTGGTGTAGGTGCAAAGATGATTTCAGCTGTCTGCTTTTCCTTTGCAAAGTCATACCCACTGTCCTCTATTCGTGTGCCATAGGCCTGGCTGTATTTCTTTTGATACTGATCATTGTAGTAGTCTGTATCATTTTTGTATTTGAACTCAAAATATCTACCATTCAGTTCACTCATTGGTTTCAGCCTGATAGGCTTTGATCTGTCCACCTTATATGTCCAGTCAATGTATCTGATCACCCCATCCTCTAGCAATAGATTGTCCAGGTCATTTATTTTTAATAGGCCATTAAAATCATCAATGGCTAGTAAAGAAAGCCCATCAAAATCATAGAACTCAATGTATGGTTTGATGATCAGGTGCTTTGACTTAATAGGATCTTCAACCACATACATGTTGAACATCTTGATGATGGATGCAAAAAAGTCCTTTTGAAATATCCCCTTTGGGATGTTGTCATTGATGCTGATGGTATCACCATACTCAGCTGGCACTGTGATGCTAGTTGCATTGTCAATCTTTAAGAATGTGCCACCGTATGATTCAACATTGCCAAATAAAAATTGCAAGCTAGGATCAAATGACATTGTGTAATTGACTTCAATCCTTAGCGTTTCACCTGGGTTGATCACTGCATTTAGTGTGTCAGTCCATAGGTATGGAATTGCCAGTGATGGTGCTGATCCTACTGTATTGTTGAATGACTTTGTGGCCAGCACTGTTGTCCCTTTATACAGGTCAAATCTTAATGTGGTGTAAGCTGTGCCAAATCCTGAAAATCCTAAATTCAAAACACCATACAGATTCAGATTGATGACTGTGTTTGCCACCGCTGTGCCTGTGTAGGTGAATGATTCACTGTTGGTCTGTGTGAACTGTGCCAGTGATATGCTGTCAAATTTCAAATTTTCAGTGCTGGTGTTCTGTAAGTTCATGACAGTGTATGCACTATTCCTGTCAGCCTGCACCAGCTTTGTAGTGTTTTTGATTAGGATCTTTCCATTCTGTGGAATGATCAACCGTCTGAACACAGCTGAATTGAAAAAGCTGGATTCATAGGTGTAGCCTGATCCGTTGATGATCTTATCCATGTACTCTCTCACATACAATGCAGGTCTGAATGCCTGCACATTCCAGTCATGTTTGTTTGCTGAACTCACCAGGCCATAGTCCATCAATGGATAGTAGTAGCCTGATCCCTGCACATTGTCCCATGATCCTGTGATGTTGGTCATATTCCAGGTATGGTCATACTGGGAAAAATCTAAGTTTTCCAGCTTTTCATTTCCTAGTGCAGCTATAAAGCCACCCAATTCACCGAACACAGCACACTCATATTCTATTGTCCCATTGTCCAGGATGATTTCCAGCATCCTCAGAATGCCTTTAAAGATCTGCACCTTATCTACAAACACCACACAGTTGGCTGCCTTTGATGGGTTGAAATTGTAGCCCACATTGATCAGTGCAGGATCATAATCATTTGATGATCCAAACTCAAAGATGTGTCCAAACACCTGATTGTTTACAGCATTCCCAGGCAGGACAATAGTCTTAGAAAAGTTGGTATTGCGTGATGAAAAATCCTTAACATCATCAATGTTGTATGTGAACTCAGTTGATAGGTCTTTAGTAAGATCCAGCCTCTGATTTTCAATATATATTTCTGTCTTGATCATCTGTATTGACTATTCATTTTTTGAGCAAATTCAACCTCTAAATCAAAGTTGAACATCTTGTCAGCAATCCTATTCTTTTCCTCCCAGTTGGTGTTTTTGATTCCAACAGGATAGTAGTAGCCACCATCCTCATAGTACACCTCAGGGCTGGTGATAAGATCCTTTAGCCATAAATAGTCAGTGGCATTGATATAGTCACTTGATAGTTTGAAACTCACCATCTCATTAACTGCAAACGTATTGACACCAGCATTGATCCTTTTGAATGAATCATACCTGGTCATAGATCCTGAATTATACTGCCAGTCTAGTTGCTGATAGCTTTTTTTCTCAACAGCTGCTGACCTCTTATTCACTAGCCTAAATGCAAAGCTGTCATAGCCTCCCAGCTTATTTAAGAAATGCAATGTCACTGGTGTCCATCTAGGGTTGCAAGCTAACTTGATCTTGAACTCAGGTGACTGATTGCCTCCATAGTTCACTTTCACACCATACTGGTATGTGGCTGCATTGATCAGTGAACTGCCCAGGTATGCATTGATGGCAGCAGGTGACAGGTCAAACAATACAAATGCACTGCATGCAATACTGTTGCCTGTTGATGATGATCCGTCTGTTGCCCCACCTGGTAGATATTTTTGTACTGTCAATGTCAGGTTGGTAGTGGTTGCAGCTGTGTTCATGAAACCAGCATACAGCCTCTCTGTCAAACCTACCTCAGCTGTGGTCACATCCCTGCCTGTTAGCCAGGTGTTGATCTTTGGTTGGTAGTATGATGTTGTCCAGTCTCTGAATACTGGATTGACAAAGTTGAATGCTCTATAGTTACCTGATGCCAGGTTGGTGTATGTAGTGCCACCATAGTCCTCACCAAATCTGATCTCATAGTTGATGTACAGATCATTGCCTGTGTAGGCAAATGCAGTGGTTGTTGCATTGGGTTTGAAATATCCATTTAGGTAACTTCTGACCACACTGCCAGCATTAAAGATGCCTTTGGTAGTTGCAGGATCAGGAAACAGTTTGATCCTGGTCACCAGTGTGCCACTGATCAATATGTCAAACACATATTTGAAACCTGCCTGTGCATAGTTATTTGATGTCACCACAAAGTACAGATCATCATGTGCTGATGGATATGCCTCAGGTGTGCTATTGATTGTAATTGCCATTATTCTTTTTTATCGTTTAAATTGTTATTTGCCTGTCTTATTATGACCTTCACATCCTGCCCAACTACTTTAGATAGGGATTCCAGGAAACTCTGCCCAAATGTTGAATTGATGGTATTGTCAAAGAATCCAGTCCGTCTGATACCTTTCTTTTTAATGTTCACCGCTGTAGCATACACAATAGATTTCATCTTTTCATCAGCTGATTTGACCTTTGCCAAACTCTTATTTTTACGCTGTCCAGCTGATAGTGGATTCTTTTTAGTATTTCTCTGATCCTCTCTGCTGCCCATTGTGCCTCTCAACTGATACCACCTCAACAGGCTCTTTTGCATGGCAGCACCTATCAGGATGCCACCCTTTTTGTTCAGTTTCTTTTTAAAGCTGTATGGTGATCCTGGCTCACCTTTCTCAAAACCGCTGACACCTTTATTGACAAAGTCATAGTATTTAGATGCAGGATCTGATTTATCCCATCCTATAGTGATTTCATAGCCATTGCTGTCTTTTGTCAATGCACCCTCTGAAATGCCATCCTCTATGCCACCACTGGCAACCTTTCCCTTTCTGTTTAACTCATCCTTTATGTTCTGAATAAACAATGCAGCAGACTTGATCATGAATCTTTCTACTGTAGGCAGTTCACCCACAGATGCAAAGTCAGTTGGATCATTCCCTAGTTTGTCCAGGAATCCATCATTGACCAGTTCAGCCTGTAGTTGTTTAGTTGTTTTTGCCATACACTTTTTTCAGTTGTGCTTTATCGTGTTCCGCTTTGGCTTTCAAATAGGATAGGTCATTTAAAAATTGGATAGTCATGATATTGTACACATCCTCTAGTTTGATCTTTTCATGTTCGGCAACAATGGATGCCTGGTAAATCCATCCAAAACGCTGCATAAAGCCTGATACACTATTTCCGCTTGTAGCTTGCTCATCTTCATCCTCATCATCTCCGAGATCAAAAAGTCCTTTGAAACTTTTATCCAGTGCCTGTACACTTGACAAAAAAAAACCACAGATCCCAGCACATCTGTGATGGGTGCAGTCAGCATATCATTTGCATATTCCTCATGACTAGATGGATCATAGGGCTGATCTACCCAAATGCCTAGCCAGTTTCTTTTCTGTGGGATGACCATTGTTGCAGCTAGCCTATGCAGGTTTTCAGTAAAGCTGGCAGCAAAGTGCTTTGTCTCTATGTACCTGCCTGCTGGCATTCTTTTGACATCATACTGGCATTTGAATCTTTTTCCATTTGCATAGATGTAGTCTACATGCTTGACATCAAATTGCTTTTGCAGAAACTTGATTTTGTGGGCAATCTTTAGGAATTGCTTTTCAGACATATCCTGGATCTGTTGCTCAGTCTTATTTGTCAGGATGGCAATTGTCTTGATGCTCATTTCCTGTTCAGACATGCTCTCAACATTTGATTGCAGGTCATACAGTTGCTGCCACTGAAATACGTTTATATCTTTCCATGTCATATCCATAAATAGAAAATGCCAGCTGTTTAGACTGGCAAGTGATAGCTTTACTATTTTGGTAATAAAGTAAAGGGATAGCTTTACGCAAATGAATATCTGCCTGTCCCTCTCTTTGTGTTGTGGTTATTCCAGGCCAGTGCCAATGCCATCACACAGTCATCATGGAATCCACTAGGTGCTGCATACTTGACACCAGTGTTTGTGAACTCATATTCAAAGATGTTTAGTTCAGCTGTGATTGCCCCATCAGGAAAAGCAATTTTTCTCTGTTGGATGGCTGTCTGTAGCCCTGTCATCAGTTGCTGTTTAGATGTGCTGGTGAACTTAAAGCCTGTGACATCCAGGCCTGCTGCCTGTAGATCCTCAAAGATAGGATCACCCACACCAGTGCTGTCCATCAGGATCGGTGTCCTGGGCAGTGCTGTGATTCTTTGCTTTGTTGTTCTCCAGTCATCCTGAAACCTATCAAAGTGACACACTGTGCCATTCTCATCCAGGCCTATGATCACTGTGTAGTCATATGACTTTGCCAGGTCAATGCCATAGCATACAGCTGGCTGATTGCTCATTGGATAGGTACACTGCTGGATGAACATAGCACCAAATGGATTTGCCACATTCTCATTGAACTCAGCCATGTATTCCTG